GAGCTGCGCGGGGAAAGCAGGGCGGGTTGAGGTCCGATCCATCCCCCGACACCACAACTCAAAACCATGGACCAAGAATCCCTCCGCGCTCTTCAGAGACACAATGACCTCTCCCAGTTCCTTGAATACGAGCGAAGGCTCAGAGCTGCCTATGCCCGCAGCCAAAATCCGCACCCTGGAAAACGATGGCTGTGTTCGGATCCAAGTGGGGGAATTCGTCGGGACCGTTAGCTCGATGCACCTTGTCGAGCCAAAGATTTTGCAGCTCCAAGAGTATTGGCGCAAAGTCCATCGGCCCTGAGCTAGCCTTGCCCCAAACCCCTGTTAACTTCAGGGCATGGCGAAGTCTACGAACGCAGAAATTGAAAACAGGGTCCGCTGTGTTTATGGCTTACTGATTAAGTCATATTCTCGGTTTGAGATTTTGCAATATGCGGCGGAGCAGTGGGATGTCAGCGAAAGAACCGCTGACATCTACATGCAACGTGCCCGCCAGTTGATACAACAGGATTCAGAGATTGAGCGCCCTGAATGGTTAGCCGCTGCGATCGCACGCCTTGTTAAATATGAGCAGAAGGCTGGAAAGGACGACAATCTCCAGCTGGCAATCAAGGCGTTAGAGACCCAAGCCAAGCTGCTGCGCTTTGACATCTGATGCCATTGTTGACAGGGCTAACAGACTCTGAGCCGCTCCTAGCTTTCGCCACGCCGCCAACACAAGAATCAGCCGACGGCTTAGTTGAACGCATCAAAGCTGATCTGCACCCAGGCCAGCTGGCCTTCGTCAACGATCAATCAACTCAGATCATTGGCCTTTCCGCAGGCTATGGGGCAGGCAAGACCAGATCTTTGTGCGCCAAGGCCTTGGCTCTTGCTATCGCCAACCAAGGCTTCGTCGGTTGCGTCATGGAGCCAACAGGCCCACTGATTCGCGACATCTGGCAGAACGACTTTGAGGCGTTCTTGGAGCAGTACGACATCCCCTACAGCTTCAGGGCGTCACCTCTGGCTGAGTACGTTCTGCACCTGCCAGGCGGTGATACCAAGATCCTCTGCCGCAGCTTCGAGAACTGGAGCAGAATTATTGGCCTGAACCTTGCCTGGGTGCTGGCGGACGAGATCGACACCGTGACGCCATCTATTGCTGAGAAGGCGTTCCCCAAAATCCTTGGCCGTCTTCGCTCTGGCAACGTGCGCCAGTTCGGTGCAGCATCAACGCCTGAAGGTTTTCGCTGGATGTGGAACACCTTTGGCACAGAAGATGCACAGAAGCGCCAGGACCGAAAGCTCATTAGGATGCGGTCGGTAGATAATCCGCATCTACCTCAAGACTTCATCGAACGACTGCAGGCCAACTACGACCCAAGCCTGTTGCAGGCTTACCTAGAAGGCCAATTCTGCAATCTCACAACCGGCCAGGTCTATGACCGTTTTGACCGGGCAAAGCACGTCATAACCAACATTCCAGACGTAAGCCACGAACCTCTACGCGTCGGCTGCGACTTCAACGTTGGCAACTCAAACGCAGTCATCGGTGTTCGTCTTGGAGAAAACCTTCTCCTGATCGATGAGATCAGTGGCGCACATGACACCGACGCCATGGCACAAGAAATACAACGCCGAGCTGATGGACGCCCGGTTTATATCTACCCTGACGCATCAGGCGGAAACCGAAGCACGAATGCCTCGCGCACTGACATCCAGATCTTGGAGTCTTACGGGTTCAGCAATCAATCACCGAAGGCCAATCCTCCCATCCGTGATCGGGTGGCTTCTGTTCAGGCTTTGCTGGAGAACGGGAAAGGCCAAGTAAGGCTGCAGATTGCCGCCAGCTGCAAACGGACCATCGAATGTTTGGAGCTGCAGAGCTACACCGAGGCAGGTGATCCTGATAAGGATGCGGGCTATGACCACATGAATGATGCGCTCGGCTATCTCGTTTACAGAGATTTTTCAATGCTTCATGCCCGTGCTGGTCGTGGTACTGGAATCAGGCTTTACTAAACTGATCGCATGGGTGGGATTTAGCTGTGTATTCAGGCTTTTCTGGTCGCCAACGTGTTGGCAACGTGACGACGGTGGAAAGCCCGAACACGGCTTACGTCAACATGGAGCCGCATTGGCTGTTGATTGAAGCACTTTTGCAGGGCACTTACGGAATCAGAAAAGGACACAGAAAATATCTTCCGCAAGAACCAAGAGAACTAGATGAGGCTTATGACAACAGGCTGATGCGTTCAACGCTTGCGCCTTATTACGTCAGGTTGGAGCGCATGTTGGCGGGCATGTTGACCCGCAAGCCTGTGCGGCTTGAAGACGTTAGCGATGTTGTCACTGAGCAGCTTTTTGATGTTGACCTGCAGGGCAACGATCTGAACGTCTGGACCTATGAAACCGCCCGCAAGTGCATCCGCTATGGGCACGTTGGCGTTCTTGTTGATGCGCCGAGAGCCGGTGAAAATGGCCGCCCATATTGGACGCAGTACACGCCCCGCGACATCTTGGGATGGCGGTCTGAGGTAAAGGACGGCAAGCAACAGCTAACCCAGCTGCGGCTGATGGAAACCATCACCGTGCCCGACGGCCTCTACGGCGAGAAGCAGGTTCAGCAGGTACGGGTGTTAACACCTGGCGCTTTTGAGATTCACCAGAAGGACAAGAAAGGCGACTTTGTGTTGATTGATGAAGGCAGCACCAGCCTTAACGAGATTCCCTTTGCTGTTGCCTACTCCAACCGCGTCGGTGTCCTTGAGTCGCGGCCACCAGTGGCAGACATCGCCGAGCTGAACCTGAAGGCCTATCAGGTGCAATCTGATCTGGACAATCAGCTGCACATCAGCGCCGTGCCGATGCTGGCCATCTACGGGTTCCCGCAGTCAGCGGAAGAGATCAGCGCAGGCCCAGGCGAAGCCATGGCACTGCCCGAGGCTGCACGGGCTGAATACATCGAGCCGGGCGGCAACAGCTACGACGCGCAGTTCCGCAGGCTTGACCAGATCGCCAGTCAGATCAACGAGCTAGGCCTGGCCGCTGTGCTGGGTCAAAAGCTCAGCGCAGAGACAGCAGAAGCCAAGCGCATCGATCGCAGCCAAGGCGACAGCACCATGATGGTCATTGCTCAGCAGATGCAGGATCTCGTTGATAACTGCTTGAAGTTTCACGCGCAGTACATGGAGCAGCAGCAGGCGGGCAGCAGCTTCATCAACCGCGACTTCCTGGGCCAACGTCTCGAACCGCAGGAGATCCAGGCGCCGCTCCAGCTCTACACCGCAGGTACCATTACGCAGGAAACGCTGCTCAACCAGCTGTCAGCTGGTGAGGTGCTGGGCGATGAGTTCGACGTTGAAGAGGAGATCGAAGCCACACAGACCGGCGGCCTGATCGAGATGGAGCAGCCTGAGCCCGAGCCTGCGCCTGAAACAGAGGCCACAATGCCAGAAGCAGAGCCGGAGGCAGAAGATGAGTTGGCTGGATAATCTGCGCAAGCGCAAGCCGGAAGAGCCGATCAACCGGCTGCTGTTCTTCTCAAAGCAAGAGCTGACAGAACAGACCTACGCGGTGATTCGTATCACTTGGTATTTGCACGGCAAGATCTCCGGCGTGTCGGAAACATCAATCGGCCTGTATGACCAAGATGTCATCGCCGAGTTTTCTGATCTTGTCGGCAACGCGCTGCGTGCTGGCTGTGACGTGTCAGTGGCCTGTATTGATGACCCGCAATATCTGGGCATTTATGACTCATGAGCACGCCATCGGAGCTGTATCGCAATGCCATCGACCTCAATCGATTTAGCAACGGCGTTGCCAGGCGGATTGCTGTTACATACAACGATCTGATTCTTGCTGCTGTCGCGCAGTGGCGTGAGCTTGAGGAGTTCGCCCCGACTGAAGGCCTAGAGCCTCGCTTGAGAAGAGGCAGCACGACAGCAGCATCAGCAAGGTCGGCTCGTTTGTCCGCAATTTTGCGTCAGCTGAAAGAATCGCTAGACGGCTGGGCAGGGACAAGCACGCTTGCAGTCGTTGAAGATCTCCAAGGGTTAGCGGAACTCCAAAGCGAGTTTGTGACCAATGAGCTGCGCCGGGCTTTGCCTGTTGAACTTCGAGAGCAGATCCGCAGCATTCAGATCAGCCCGCAGTTTGCGCAGTCCGTGGCAACTGTTGACCCGACCGAAATCAATGTGGTGTCACTTAGCGATGACCTGCAGGCTGCTGTCACTGGGGCACCCCAGACGTTCAGCCTGACGGCTGCTCAGGGCACAACCGTGACGCTCCCGAATGGCAAGGTGCTGGAGAAGTCGTTCAGAGGTCTGGCCGAGTCGCAGGCCGATCTGTTCGCCAAGACGGTGCGCAATGGCCTGTTAACTGGTGAGTCAACGGACAAGATTGCGCGACGGCTCAAAGGTCGTTTGCGTTTTGGGCAGCCAGGCAGCTTGCGGCAGATTGCGCAGGCGGGTGGCGAAGTCACTGCTGTTGCCAACAATCAGGTGATGGCGTTGATTCGCACAAGCATCAATCAGGTGGCAAACGAAACCAGCCAGCAGGTTTACAAGGCCAACCAAGACGTGACCAAGCGTTACCGCTACGTCGCGACATTGGACAGCAGGACATCACCGATCTGTCGTTCTTTGGACGGGCGGGAGTTTGCTTACGGCAAGGGGCCGACACCGCCTCAGCATTTCAACTGTCGGTCAACCACTGTGCCGATCATTGATTACAGCGGCTTGGGAATCTCGCGGCCACCACAGACAGAACTGCGCAGGCCTAACACTGCCTTTGGGCCATCTCGTGCCAGACGTGGTGACACTGTGCCCAGCAATCAGACTTACGGCGAGTGGTTGGATAAGCAGCCCAAGGAAGTCAAAGCCGACGTGCTTGGTGCATCGAAGGTCCCGTACTTCAACCGACTGACTGAGAAGTTTGGCCCGACAGTTGCCATCCGCAAGTTTGTGGCCCGCGATGGCTCAGAGCTAACCTTGGAACAGCTCAAGCGTCGTTATCCCTTATGACTCTTCACGCTAAGTACAAGTTCACGGCGCAGGGCGCTGAGGCCAAGCCGAAGGCGACGGCCAAGAAAAAGTCCGCTAAAACTGAAGCACCTTCGGAGGCCGACTGATGCCTGGACATTACGGAATGGGTAAGCCCAAGAAAAAGAAGAAGAAGGGCACCAAGAAAAAGTAATGGCACGGAAGCAGCGGCGAGTTCCGAAGGACAAGGCCACCGGCCTGCCTAAGAAGTACCTCTCAGGTGCTCGGAACCGCTCTGCCAAGGCCCGCGAGATCAAGCGAACCGCCGAGGCCTATAAGGCTGGCGAGTTCATCGACATCAAAGCTGTTTCCGCATCGAGGACCAAGCAAGGTGGCACCAAAAAGAAAACCACTAAGCGCCGCAACAAAAAAGTCTCTAAAAGAAAAGGCTGAGAAGTCGAAGTTCTTTTACGGCGAGCTGGCGGCGGTCTACCGCAAGGGCCAGGGTGCTTACTTGTCCAGCGGATCGCGGAATGTGCCGATGGCAGCTTGGGCCATGGGGCGGGTCAACAGCTACATGCGAGGCGACAAGGC